GTCGTCACGTCGCAAACTGGGCGATGGTCCGGAACCAGCTGCTCATGGACGACAGGATGTCTCAGCTTATGCAGCAATACGATGTTGCTTATTGAATCGATTTACACAAAACTCTTGACACACCCTGGCTCTCAGGAGTAATAGGACAAAAGAAATGATTTCAAGTACCCTAGAAAACAATTTTCAGTTTTTCCCAACTTGATTGGAAAACAGACTTAACACACCGCCCCTTTCGTAATACGATGTATTACGAAAGGGGCGGTGATAGTATGACTATTTCATTACGATTAAATAAAGCGGATTCTATACTTTTTAAAAAGTATGCTGAACTCAATGGGATCACTGTATCAGAATTAGTGAGACGTTCTGTTATAGAACGAATTGAAGACGAGCATGATGTAAAAGCTTACAAAGAAGCCTTGGCAGAATTTGAATCCGACCCCATAGTCTATTCACTTAACGAGGTGGAAAAAGAGTTAGGTCTGAAATGAATTACAGTGTTGTTTTTTTTCCAAAAGAGCGTTAAAACAATTAAAAAAATTAGATAAATATACAGCATTCCTGATTACAAGTTGGTTGAGGAAAAACATAAATGGGTGTTCAGATCCTAGACAATATGACAAAGGATTAACCGCAAACAGAAGCGGGCAGTGGAGATATCGAGTAGGTGATTACCGAATCATTGTAGAAATAGAAGACACCAAGGTGATTGTTTTGGTTCTTGAAATTGGGCATAGAAAGAATATTTATCTGGATAAATAGAAATAAGCCGGTAAGGAACATCCGCTCCGATGTCCCATACCGGCATTTCTCATGCAATCTTCTGTTTTACATCAGTCACAATGGCTTTTACCGCCTGCTGCATCAAGGTGATGTAGAGACGATTGCGAATCTTCACCCACCAGCTGGTGGTGGTCTGGATTTCTGCTTCCAACGGATCTGTGAGGTTCTTCATCTGCGCTTCCACTAGTTTTTGGACATCATCCAGGTCAATGGACTTGATGGCCGCTTCGGCTTCGCTTCTGGCAAAGTCTACGACGGCATTGGCGACGGCTTTCTTGATTTCTTCACGGTTCATAGTCATTTACCTCCCAAGATGAGTTGTTCATAATCTGTCACTCCCCTGGCAACTGCTCTGGCCATGGCATCCTGGGCGTTTGCAAGGATTTCTTCATCGCCAGGATTGGTGATAAAGGCCAGCTCGACCAGGACGGCGGGCATGTCCGTGTTTGTGAGAACATACAGGCCGTTGACGCCGGGCGTAGCGATTTTCACGCCACGGTCGGTGATATCAAGGGCATCTACCAACTGGCTCTGGATGCAGCTGGCCAGCACGCTGCCACGGTAACTGCCGGCACAGGCCCAGGTTTCTGTGCCGTTGGCTTCTTCGGCTTCAGCGGCATTGCAGTGGATGGATACGAAGATGTCGGCGTCACTACTGTTCGCCGCTTCGCAGATATCGTACAGGCTGTCGGACTGGAGCAGTTCGGTTTCAACACCAGCGGCATTCAGATAGCTTTCCGCAGATTCACCTACAGCCAGTGCCACATCACATTCGCGCAGCCCCGTTTCTCCGTTCACGGCACCGGGGTCAGGATTGCCGTTCGGCGCATGGCCGGGATTCAGGAATACTTTCATGATTTATCTTCTCCTTTCTGGTTGGCAGCGGACTTTACGGTACCGCCGATATAGCCAAGCAGGCCGGATGCGATGGACATGGCCAGCTCGTTGAGATTATAAAAAATGGCCATGATCAGGGCTGTGACCAGCCCAATGATGACCAAACAATCGGGGATATTCACTTTTTCAAACAAACTCATCCCACCACCTTAATGGTTAATACCACTTCTGCCTTTGTTGCTGAGGCTTCTGCCAGATAGGAATACAAAGCATCCGATATTTCCCCAATCATTATGACCCCCAGATCATCATCTTTCTCATAAAACAATTCTGTGGTATCCGATATTCCTGTCCCTGTCGTAAGTTCAACTTTGCAACCTGCATATCGTTTTTCTTCATCCAACAGGAACAGCAGCCCTTTACGGCTTCCATTTTCCAGAGCCCCCACGCCGACTATCTTAGGGCTTTCCGGGGATTGCTTCGTCGTCATAAGCATATGGCCAGTCAGCCACTGCGTGCCCTGTCCCGTCATCGTAAGGCTTACATCTGTAAAAGGAACAGTGGGAATCGGGGCGGCGTCGGTTGCACTGACAATCATGCCATTACTGATGGGTGCCGATATATAAGCAAGTTGAGGATTGGTACTGCTGCTTTCCTGCTCTTCCCCGTTGATAGTGATTTTCCCCGCATAATAATCGGTATCTGCTTTCAAGTTGATGCTCAAGGTATCCTGATACGTTGTAGCATATACGGTATTTCCATCTGAGTCTGTTTGTGAGGATAACTCCGGATGGTTGCAGGTAAGCGTAATGGTCTGATGCTCTTTTTGAATCAGGGTTATCGTCTTTCGCGCATCTGCCTGTGATAGGTCAGCCGTCCCCGTCACCAGTTCACCCTCTGAGGTATAAAACTTTTTCCCCTTAGCCACATCGGCAGCTTTCGCCGTTGTGTCAGACACTTCGCAGAACCGTGCCCTGCCGCCGTTTTTTAGGGGAATCAGGATGGATGGCACTTCGCTGTAACTGGCTCCGGCTATCGTCACATTTACCTTCATGGCCTTCCCTCCTTACTCGACAGTCAGGATTTTCGTCAGGCTGTCCTGGGAAACGGAAACGGTCGTCAGACTGCCCGTCACCTTGGTACCATTGATGTAGGCCGTCTTACCGCTGACAATCGTCCCCGCGGCGGCGGTGGCATCACTGGTATCGACTACGCTGGACTTGCCGCTGATGCCGAGGACCGTCACCCCGGACTTGATGTTGCCGCTGACGAGCTTGGCCTGTTCTTCTTTGCTGATACGCACAGAGCCGCTGCCATTATGGAAGCCGGCCGGGATGGTATAGGCGCCATCAGCTTTGGCAATGCTGCCGCTGACCGCGCCGTTGTCAGTCATCGTCCCGATAACAGACCCGCTGCCCAGGAAAACTGACTTGCCGTTCAGGATATCGCCGGAAGAGGCCGTAGCGCCAGAGGTATCATAAAAGACCGCGCTGCCCTCCCCTTCTGCCAGGGGAATCGATACCTGCGGCACTTCTGCATAGATAACGGAATTGATTTTTACGTTCTTCGCCATGTTGATTGCTCCTTTACTCGACTTTTAATTCATAGCCATTGAAACTGATCCTGCCATAATTCGACGGAATGGCAGCCACCGTCACTTTGGAAAGAGCAGTATACCCGCCGTCTGCGGTGATGACCTGCTCCTGAGCCGTCGGAGTGACTCGCTTTTCCTGGTACGCTTCGAACGGCGCCTGCGGCATGGAAAGAATGCCGACCAGAGAATTTCTTTTAAGAGGTAGGGAAACAAAGCCTGCTAAAGTACTTTCATTCTGTGCCACGCTCCGTCACGCTCCTTTCCAGGAAAAAGCCCCTGGCCGGGATGATGGTATCGGTATAGCCAGTTCCCCGCACGAGCTTCACTTCATAGATATACCGGCCACAGGATAAATGCCGTGTATCTTCCGGCAGGAATACCAGAACACAGCTGTCCTGCTCCTGACGGATGCCCTGGCCCAGCGTTTTCGTGAGGACAGGGTCCTTATCCGTAATGAAGCGTTTCAGTGTAAAGGTCAGGCGGTCGCCGTCCCCCGGGATAAAGACACTGCCCGTTACCCGGTCGCGTATGGTCAGGTCGAATTCTGCTGAATCGCCCCGCGTCAGATGGATCCGGTTCTTCACTACAAAAAAGCTCATCTCCCTCACCCCTGTTCATGCTGGCGCTGTTCCATCACATCCAGGCGATGCTGCACGTGCCCCGTAGCTTCTTCCACCCGGGACAACCGCTCTGCCATCTGCTGCCGTTTGGATTCCGTATCGGATAGTTGCCTGCGCAGATGATCAATGCACTCCTGCAGGCTCCGTACTGATTGATTTAAGGGCTTGATGACGCTGAAATTAAAGATGACACCGCAGAGCATCAGGACCGAGACCAAAGACCCTGCCATTTGTAGCCATTCAGCCATATTTCTCACCTCCTATCCCGTCCGCCGAAACATGTACACGACAATGGACGGCTGCATGTTGTTGTGCGGCTGGCCGCCGCCCGTCCGGGAAAGGCTATGGGAATGATTCCCATCCCAAGACGTATGCCCGTCCACCTGATTGCCATGCCAGCAGCCGTCGCCATAGCCTACGGCCACAGGTGCATCATTGCCTTCACAGGCATCCCACTGGAAGTTGCGTGGCAATGCCCCGCAGGACCAGTGACGATGATTCCCGCTGTCTCCGACCGTATGTCCATGAGCCGGAGTTTCTGGAATCGTAAGATTGTGCTTCTCTTCACCCAGCTTGTCCCCGGCCTTGTACATAGTTCCGCTGTCTGCCGCCCCGGCCCCGATCAGGCAACGTCCCATGGCAAAGGCCACCCAGGTCGTACCCGGCCAGTACGTTGCCGGATTCTTCCCGTCTGCGGATATGTAGATGGCATTGACAGGGAACGGGCAGGCCTGAATCTTGGCCACGGCTTCCTCGTCCATATCGGCGTAGGTGACCTTGCCCCAGCTGCCGTTGCTGTGCAGGACGGTATTCAATTTTCCCGCAGACGGCGACGGGACCATGCCGCTCTGGCCTGCCGTCTTTTCGCCACAGCCGCTGAAATCCGGCAGGGTGATGTCTCTCGTGCCATCAAACAGCACCCGGTGAATCTTCCGTCCTGTCTGCAGCTTCGACGCACTGGCCGCATTGCCGCTGATGCCACTGGCATGGGCCTTGGCATCGGTCAGATGGGCGTTAATGTCAGCCGCCGTCGCAGAAATCCGCTCATAGAGCCGGGCATCATTGCTGACCAGCTGGGACACGGTCTTGTTCTGCTGGTTGAAGACCACCGGGTCTTCCGAAAGATACTGAGGGAAAAGCACATCATAATCCAGCGTATTCTCCACGGCTTCTGTGGGCCGGACTTCCTGTCCGGCCCGGTCCGGGAAATCCGTTGACCACTTCTCCTTGATATACTCAGCCACTTGCCGTCACTCCTTTCCCGGATACGATGGTCGCCGTCGAGAACGTTGCCTCTCCATCCCAGTGAATCTTTCCGTTCCAGGAATAGCCCAGATAGATGGCATAGCCCAGATGGGCCGGCTTGTAGATATCGAGCTGGGCAATCAGCTTCGAGAGCGTTGCCGTATCCTTGTCATTCATAATGCAGTACACCTTGAAATAATATTCTTCATTCACTTCCTCGATGTGGCCGACGCTGTACAGGTTCACGATGGAGTCCATGAAATCCACCGTGGACACATCCACATGCTGCAGCTTAAAGAGGATCCGCTGCCTGCGGAATTCGTCGGTATCCCCGTCGCCGGGCTTGATGCCAAGGAATGATTCATAAAGAGGCAGCGCCCAGGTGGCTGTGTTCACGAAGAAGTTGTCCGCCAGGTCCTGCAAGGCCAGACGCAGACGGTCATGTTCCGTGCTGCAGGTATCCGCCGTCTTCTTGAACATCGGGTCTTTCCCCAGGAATTTCGGCAGATAGTCCAGCACATCAATGGGGTGCTGCCTCATCCATTCATTCGCTGACAAGGTTCAGCACCACCTTTCCGACTACCGGGATCTGTTCATTGGTCAGGCGGATGTTCTCTGCCTTGCCGCCGAGTTTCAGGTTTCGGTAGTCTGTAATCCCGTTCACGCCCAGGATGAGCCGGCCAATCTGGGCCAGGCTGACATAGGACAGGCTGAACCCCGTATTCTTGAAATAGGCGGACACAGCATCTGTCACCGCATCGGCATTGACGGTGCCGTACACTTCTGCCGTAATATCCACGGATACGGGTGCCGGAGATACCACGGTCACGGTAGCCCCAATGGGCCGCTGGGATTCGATGTGCCGGGACACTTTCTGAATTAGCTCGCTGGAAGCCGATTCATTCTCTGCCGTCACAATGATGACTTTCACTGTACCGTTCCCGTTCCAGAGCGGGATGACCTTGCAGTTGCCCACCCCGTCCACGGACATGGCCCAGGAGCGGTAGTGGTTGGCGTTGCCGGACGTGATGGGCTGGCGGACCCGGAACAGGAGCCGTGCCAGGAGGGCCGCATCGGATTCTTCATCGGCTCCGTCCGTGCATTTCTCCGGGTTGGTCACGCTGTACACATTGGGGATGGAATAAGGGATTTCCGTAATCGTTCCCGGTGCCACATTCCCTTTCACCCCTGTATCTGCGGCCTGGACAGCAATGTCTGCTTCCGTTCCGTCAGATGGAATCGTAGCGGATTCTGTCGTGTAGAAGCGCAGCCCGTCTTTCGTCTGGAACAGGCTGCCACGTATGATGTAGGCCCCGGACTGCCCGGTGACCGTCACTTGGCCATTGGCTTTCACCGCCTGTTTCCGCTGGATGCCGAATTCCTCGGCCCGGAGCGTCAGATAATCGCCCCAGGCAGTCTCGGCAAAAGCCGCGTCCCGCAGCATGGCCATCTCGGCATAGCTGTTCTCGAATTCCACGGCATTGGTATCAATCATGTCCCGAGCAAAAGAACCCTCGATGGCCGTCTTGTCCGTATCGGTCAGCGTGTGCAGGGTCTGCACCATGCGGCTCTCAATCTGGTCTTTTGTCTGGGCATCGAACAAATCGCTCATGCAAGGCTCCTTTCTGCGGCAACCGTGATGCTTTCATCGCTGTAAATGGATGTCACATCCACCAGAATGAACAAATCATCTTTCTCCCGCTTTTCCACATCCACCCGGTTAATCCGTGCAATATAGGGATTGACGGCCAGCCCCTCCCGGATATTCTGGCAGATCTGGTCTGCTGTATAGACGCTGTTGGGCATCGTCCCCTGATAGGGTTCAATGGTAATGCCGTATTCATCATGGTAGGCCAGATACCGATATCGTTCCGTCATCAGGGCTTTATAGATCCACACCTTGAGGGCTTCATCTTCTGTCACGGTGATGTTGTTCCCGTTCTCGTCATAGCGGAACCGATGCTTCTCAAAATCATAGCCGTATTCCGAAAGGAGCGGCAATGTTTCTCTGGCACTGACATCCGCTCCGGATGCCAAGGCCACAAAAGGATCAGCCATACCCGTCCAACCTCACAATCTCATCTAAAATCACATACTGCTGGATTTTTCCGTTCACCAGCATGGGCATGATGGCGACTTTCATGCCCGGCTTCAAGGTATCCGTGGTAATCACCGAATCGGTGTAGTCGTTATGGATGTCGTGGTTATGCGACTGATACGCCGCATCTCCGCTGCCGCCTGCCCGGTTCTGGGTAGCCGATACTAGATGGCCGCGGGCCGTTCTTCCGTAGCCTGCCAGAAGGTAATGGGAAATCCACAGTTCCTCTTTGGTCAGGACGATGCCGTTGTATTTCACCTGGATGTCCGGCGGGGATTGGAGTATCTCGCCAATCTGGATGGACGGACTGTTGCTGCTCCTCGATACCTGCTCCATGAGGTTCAGCAGGCTGATATATGGATTTTTCTGCATCTCCCGTCACCCCCTCGATGTCTTGATGATGGTCGCCGGATAGTAGTCGCTCCCCATGTCGATGCTTCCTTCGTAATGGTGGAAGCACCCGTACACATTGGAGCTGTTGCCCCAGCAGCCGCCATTTCCGTCATAGACCACGACATGCCAGTTCGGGTCCGGCTTGCTGTAGCGGTTGTACATGATGATGTCGCCTTTCTCCAGCTGTGCCGGATCATAGGGAATCGTCAGTCCCTGGGCTTCGGCATCGGCCCGGAGCTGGTCGCATCCTTTGACGTTGTTGTTGTATTCCTGCGCGGCAAAGGGCGAATACCCGGCAGCGGCAACCGTTGCCCGGTCCACGCAGCCATTGGAACCATAAGGCGAAACGGTCCCATCGAAATTCTCCATGCACGAATCCACCACATCGCCTCCGGCAGCATTCCCGTTCATGGACGCCCTGCCCCTGCTGCCTGAAGCGGCCGCTGCAGGCGGCACGTAATCTGGGTTCGCATTATAGGATGCACTGTCCAGTTCCTGCTTTTGTTCATCCAGCAGCTTGTTGAAGACCAGATGCAGATCCATGGTGTGCCTGTTCCCCTCGATCCGATGGCTGTCTGACTTGATGAAGAACCTCCCTTTGAGCTGTTCTTCCTGGATGTCCACGGAAAAACCGGCAATGCACTGGATATGGCCGAGCGCCTTGACGGACATGTCATGGGCGACGGTCTTCAGCATGGCCCGGGCCTGCGAGGCATCGTCCTGCTTGGGGTCTGCCTTGCAGATGGCCTGTATGATGCCAAATTTTTCTATATCTGTAGTATCCGGCATCTCGCCTTTCGTCTGGCCTGCACTGTCCACGACAACCACCTTGGATACCATGTCTTCGATGGACTCGGACACGGATGCCCCGGTGAGATTCGTTTCATCGCTGATGAGGAAGTCCTCCACCACCTGATCATTAGTGCAGACCACATTCAGCTTCCCGTCCGTCATGTAGATGTGATAGCCCTTGCCATCCTGCGCCGACTGGTAAGACAGCGCCTGCTTGATGGCATCGGTTGCTGAGATGTCATCGGCGATGAAACTGCACACCACAGAAAGGTCCGGCATCGTCCCGGCTTCGATGGAAAAGTCATGGATGGTCTGCCGGATGGCATCCGCCACGGTCACATTGGCGTACTTCCGGGTAATGCGGGATTTGGCCAGATAGATGATGTTGTCGAAGGCCACAAAGCGCATGGCATAGGACTCGCTGTCCCGGCTCCGGGAAAAGATGCACCCCTGAAAAACGGGATATGTTTCCTGCGTGACCTCATCGGTATAGGAAAAACACACTTCATCTCCCAGCTCCAAAACGGCATTCGTCCAGTCCTTGTCTTTCGTGGTATAGGCGATATCAAATTCCAGCTTTCTCCCGGCCTGCTCCACATCGCCCGACCAGGTATAGGAAAGGGCATAGGCAGACAAGTCCGTGTTCTGCGGTTTATCTGCCTGCTGGTTTTCCGTATCGGCCTTATTTATCTTTGCCAACTGGAACATTTTCATCATTCCTTTTCAGGTTCATGGTCGTCAGCCGGATGATGTCCCCCGCCGATAGGCCGCCGCTGCGGATGATGCTGCGGTAGACCTGGAACTTGGAGAACTGCTCCTTATTGAGCGTGACCGATTTCCCGACGGCCCGGCCCACGACATTGCCGATGCTGTCGCCCGGATAATAGGTGATATTCTTCTTCATCTTCTGCCAGAACGACTCAGGGCGTTTCTTCAGCCCCGTTGCCGGGTCCGTTTTCCCAGTTTCCGCCGCTGTGACATAGCGGTATTCCGTCAGCGCCAGTTCATAATACACATCGCCGCTGCCATCCTTTTCCCCGAACTTGAAGGAGCTGATCAGGCAGGGCATGGAAATAGGCGTGTCCGATACCGTGAGCTGGCAGACCTCGCCGCCTGTACGCATGGCTTCCAGTTCGGCGATATAGGTATACGGCGACAGCGTCATCATGGCAAAGGGATAATCCTGGGCGGGGAAAAATCCCGCCAGCGTCAGGGACTTCAGCCCGGTCCTGCCTTTCATGAGATACTCCCCGTAGTTGTTGATATTTACCGTGCCATGATTCATATTGACGGAAACCATCAGTTCCGAAGGCAGCACGGGAAAGGTCACGACAGAGCTGCCCGCAGCCAGGGAAATCGTCAGATCCTGTGACGTCTGCCCGATGGCATTCAGGATGGATTCTAAGAATGAGGCCATCAGATGGTCGCTCCTTTCATGCGGTTCATGCCGTACAGCCGGATCTTTTCCACCAGCTTGTCGGCTACGGCGTCGATGTCCTGCTCGCTGCGGACGTTCATCGTGTCGATTCGAATAGTGATGGCGTGGCTGCCTGCGTTCATGGCCTGCCGGATGCTTTCATCATGAGGAATCACGGTACTGCCGTTTGGCAGGTGGACCAGCTCGCCCCGGCGGTCTTCGTTGATGACGGCAAAGCCGCCGCCAAAGTTCTCGACGCCTCCGGAAAAATGACTGATGGGTTCAATATTGAATCCCACATGAGTCGGCGCCCCGCCTGTCAGAGACGGGATGTCAATGGACAGGCCGTTGACGCTGGCAATGAGTCCGTTCACCTGGTCGATGACCCAGTTCACGCCGCTCCGGAAAGTATCCTTGATGCTCTCCCAGATGCTGGAAGCCGTTTTGCTGATGCCGTTCATGGCCCCGTCCCAGGCCGAAGCAATCCATTGCATCCCAGCATCCACAGCATCCGACACCGCCTGGATGGCCTGTTCGATATACTGCGAAACCGTATCCCAGTTGCTCCAGAGGAGATACAGCCCTGCGATGACGGCGGCGATGACAATCAGGATGGGATTGGCCATCGCTGCCGCGCCGACTGCCCGAATAACGGTAATCATCATCCTGCCCACGGTCAGGAAGGTACTGCCCATGCCTTTGGCAACGATGGCGATGCCTCTTGCCACAGTAATGAGGCCCTTGAACTGGGCAGCCAGATACTTCGATACGCTCCCGGCCTTGCTGATGCCCGCGGCGATGGAGCTGAACGTCCCGAAGGCCCGTCCGCCTATCGTCAGCACCCGTCCCAGGGTGGAACCGAAGAGCTGGAAGGTTACGATGCCGAAAGCCACCTGGCCGATCAGGGCCTTCTGCTCCGGCGTCAGCGACCGGAACCAGGCCGCCAGTTCCTTCACCCGCAGGGACATGGCCTTGAAATAAGGGGTAAAGGAAACAGCCAGGTCCATCCCGGCATTCTTCAGCTGGTTCATGGCAATCTGCATCTGCTCCGACGGGGTCAGCATCTTCTCATAGGCTTCCCGGGTCATGCCGGCAGACCGGGCCATCTGGTCCATGACCTTATCGAAATCCCCGGCTCCCTTGCCCGTCAGGACCAGGATGCTGTTCAATCCTTCGACGGAACCAAAGAGCTGGGCCATCTGTTCGGCGTCACCGCCGGTGGCCCGCTTCACTTCGTCCAGGAACTTCACCCATCCTACGCTCTGCAAATGAGCCGCGTTGAACTCAAGGCCAAGGGACTGAGCCAGTTTCGCCGCTTCAGAAGACGGCTTCAGGATGTTGCTGTAGGCCGCCTTGAGTCCTGTAATGGCCTCGCTGGTCCGGATACCGTTCTTGGTCAGGACGGCAATGGAACCGAACAATTCCTGGGTACTGACATTGAGCTGTGCCGCAATGGGAATGACGTTGCCCATGGACTGGGCCATCTCGCCAAAGGATGTCTTGCCGAAGTTCTGTGCCAGGAGCATCTGGTCCGTCACCGCCGTGGCTTCTTCTGCCGATTTTCCATAGGCATTGAGGACAGTCGTGACGCCGTTTACGGCAGTCGTCGTATCCGTGAACCCGGCCTTGGCGGCAATGGTCATATCCCGGACGAAACCTACAGCGTGGCCGGCATCGACACCCGCTGAGATGGCCTGGTAGACCGATTCGGAAAGGTCGGCAACGCCCGCCCCGGTCTCATCGCTGACAGCACGGATTTCATCACTGACCTTCTGCATGGAAACGACCGTCGTATCCACCAGGGTCGAAATCTTGGCGATGCCACCCGCAAAGTCGCTGTGCAGCTTGAAGCCTGCCGTCGCAGCCGCCAGGATGGGTGCCGACAGCAAGGCCATCTTGTCTGACAGACCGGAAATCTTGCTTCCCGTCTGCTCGATGCTCTTTGCCGTCCGTTTCTGGATGCGTTCATGCTCCGTCAGCTTGTCCGACAGGCCGCTGACCGATTGTTTTGCCGCCGCCATCTGGGCCTTCATGGTTCCCAGGCTGGCATTGACGCTCCGCACCGTCGGCGTGAACAAATCCCGCAGCCGGATGGCGGCATCGATGACATTATTGGCCATGCTGTTTCACCTCTCTTTCCATCATCTGCCTTATTTATCTGCCTCATTCTCTTGCTATCTGCAACATTTCATGCTAAAATGTGGCAGATAATAGAAAGATGAGGGAGATTTTTATGCGGACATTTAACTACTCGCAGGAAATACAAAATTTACTGACACCGGAAATCGTCCAGCTTCTCACCTGTATCCATGAACACAAGGGACGACAGGATTTATTTCTGGAGGCGAATACAGACGAACTGAAAACACTGGTAGACGTTGCCATGATCCAGAGTACAGGGGCTTCCAACCGTATCGAGGGAATCTTCACCAGTGACAAACGATTAGAAGCACTGGTCAGCAAAAAAGCTGAACCGCACAATCGGTCTGAACAGGAAATTGCCGGATATCGTGAAGTACTCGCCTTGATTCATGAAAATCACGACTATATTTCCCCTGCCCCTAATGTCATCAGGCAGCTCCACCGAGACCTGTACTCTTACTCAACAGGAGCCATAGGCGGAGATTACAAAAACGCAGATAACGTCATTGCAGAAACGGACGCACAAGGGCATCAAAAGGCAAGATTCATCCCCGTTCCTGCTTTTCAGACAGCTGACGCTATGGATTCTTTATGTCAATCATTCCAGAATGCCTGGCAGGAAAACGTAATGGATAAATTGCTGCTGACTCCCATGTTCATCCTGGATTTTCTCTGCATTCATCCATTCAATGACGGAAACGGACGAATGAGCCGGCTTCTGACACTCCTTCTTTTATATCGTGCCGGCTATATCGTCGGGAAATACATCAGTCTGGAAATGCTGATTGAAAAAACGAAAACCACTTACTACGAGGCTCTCCAGGCAAGTTCTTCCGGCTGGCATGAAAGCCAAAACACCTATGCCCCTTTTGTGAAATATTATTTGGGCATTATCATAAAGGCATATGATGAATTCGAAGACCGAATCCAATATCTGGTAACCAGAAAGATCTCCAAGCCAGATCGAATCAAGGCCATCATTTCCCAGACACTAGGAAAAATCAGCAAAAAAGATCTGATGGAACGCTGTCCGGATATCAGCCAGGGAACCATAGAACGCACTTTGTCCAGTCTGGTAAAAGAAGGCTATATCATCAAAGTTGGCTCTGGCCCGGCCACGGCATACATCCGCAAGCGCTAAAAAGGAATGCAGACTACATCATTTTGCGGTCTGCTTTTTTCTCTTCCCGTTCTTCCATCTCATACCGGATAAAGGCATACAGGACCTGCCGTTCGCCGTATCCCAGTTCCATGACCGCTGACGGCAGCAGGTGATGCTCCCGGAACAGGAGATACATCGCCTGCACTTCGCCATCGGTCCGGATCAGTTTTTTACGGCTTTATCCGCCTTTTCCTGGGTCGTATAGCCATTGAGTTCCGTAATCTGTGCCGTAAGATCGGCGATTTCGCCTGCCAGGAATAGCTTGCGGATGATGTCACCAGGGAGTACAACTCCGAATTTTTCCAGCAGGTCCCTGTTCTTGAGGTCCGGGTCGGCAATCCCCGCCAGGAGCGTCTGGGTCTGCATCTGATAAATGTCGATGTTATCGGCACTGCCGTTGGTGAAGTCCACGGCCATCTTCTGGATATCTGCATAGCGTTCCGGGTCGATGGCCCGGAGCGTGATGACAAAATCGAATCCGAACAGCTTCGAGAGCCGTTCCATCTTCACTTTCTTTTCAGGCCGTTCGGCCAGCTTATTCACTACATCTGCTTTCAGCAGGCGGTCTACCATGTTCATATGCTTGTTCTCCTTATGCTAAATCCAAGAGGTCCCAGTCCGAGAAGGTGAAGCTATAGCTTTCCTCGCCCATCTTGTCCACTTCCCAGTCGGCCAGGATCAGGCTGTCAAAGGTCGCATCCTTGATGACGATGCGCTCGCTGCCGATGGCATCCTTGTCATCCAGGACAGAAACGATGGTCACGACGGTCTGCCTGCCCGCCTTGATGTTGTCGTTCATCTTCCGGATCATGTAGCTCGACACCTTATGCAGCTTCAGCTGGCCTTTGCAGTCGTAGCCTGTGACCTTGTAGCCCTTGCCTACATGGCGGAGCATCTTCACTTCTTCCTTGGTCAGCGTGACCTCGGCCTTGAATGCCGTTGCTTCGGCCATGAGGTCGCCGTCGATATAGAGGTCGGCATATTTTCCGTTCATGACCCGTTTGGCTTCCATACTGTTCATCCGGCTTCACCTCCTCAGATATTGATGGTAATCGTGACGTCTTCCATAGCATCCAGCAGCGATGCCTTGACGGCGATGAACACATTGCTGCCGATATTGGCCAGCTTGATGTCCATATCGGACATGTCTGCCAGTTCCGCCTTGGTATATTTGCCGTTGGATTCCAGCCATATCTTCGTGGATTCCACATCGATATACGCTGTGTTCTGGTCCTGTTCCAGCAGCCCTTCCTGGGCCAGCTGGTCAAGATATCCCTGGATGGCCGTCACCAGGAGGCAGCGGTTCGCATAGCTGTTGGCATATTTCCCGAGGTAATGGTCCTGGGCCGTCGTGCGGATATCATCGTGCATCATGTCCATCAGGTCCACGAGCTTGATTTTCTGGAAGCTCGTCCCCTTGTCCTGGACGGTGGTCACCAGGGAATTGATGCCCCGGGCCAGTTTCACCTTCTCGCCGTCAAAGAAGAAAAACAGTTTTCCGGCACCGGCCATGGTGTCCATTTCCTCTTTCGTCCACACATCACAGCCGATGACTTCCGGCAGCGGTGCGTAGGTGCAGGAAATCGTCATGGGCGTCCCGGCGATGATGCCGGCAATGCGGCTGCAGTACTGGGCCGTCGTATAGGTCCTGCTCTTCGTGCGGATGGTCTTGTTGACGAAGTTGATGACGCCTTCCGTATCTGCCGTACAGTCCGGCAGCACGGCCTTGATCATCTTGTCTTTATTGGTACGCATCCCCTTGACCCAGGTGGCGATGGTATCGATGTGCGACGTTCCGATGTCCGGGATAACCAGGTAATCGAAGCGCTTGTTCTCGATAGCCTTCAGGATATCCGTATAGTCCTCGGCTTCACTGCTGATGATTTCGGCGATGACCTTCTTCGGACTGTTCACATAGCCCCGGAGCGCCAGTTCCAGCTGCTCCCGGTTGCTGTCAGACAGCTCCTTGGGGATGTCATCTGCCGTGTACAGGTTCACTTCCGTCACCGAAGGCAGGGTCTCTTCCTTCAGGATCATCAGGACAATGCCGCGCTCGCTGCGCTCGATGGCGCTGATGCCTTTTTCCTTGAACACGACATTAATGGATGGCATTTTCATGTTTCATTGTCTCCTTTCCCCGATACCGCTGATGCAGCACTTTCATCCGTTCGGCTGCTTCCGTTCCATCGGCGGAATCATAGTACTGGACGGTCAGCGTCAGCCGGCCGCCATCGTTGTCGGCCCCGATGAGTTCCTCGTTCATCGAGCGGACAGCAAAAAACCTGTCCTGGACGGCAATCCCGTCACGGAACAGGTCTTCTGCAACGGCCAGCACTTCATAGATGGATGTGCTGGCCGTCTGCTTCTGCGGTATATAGGTGATGTAGATATCCGTATCCCGGTACACTTCCTTGCTGCCCTGGGGCGAAGCCACCGTCATCGTCTTTAGGAAAAACGCCGGCGGATGGAACCCTTCCTTCACTTCCTGCAGGTACACGGGATGCGGGAACCGTTCCTTCAGCTTCTGCTGTACGGCCTGCAGGATGTCGATGTCATGGATCATGTGCCGCCTGCTTTCTTCAGCAGCTTCTTCGCCAGTTTCTCCAGGCCCGGCTGCAGTTCCCGGGCTTCGAATGCCTTGACGGATTTCTCCGTATAGTGCTGGCCTTCATAATAGCCAACAGTCCGGCCGCCTGGCGTTTTCTTGACATGGCCGTTATTGAGCAGGTGATGGACCGGATGCCGGTTGACCAGTTCATAGGTCAGCTCCGAGCCGTTATATCCTTCCACCTTATGCTTCCAGCCTTTCTTCAGCTTGCCCGTGCTGCCCTCCGGCGTGTTCTTCACGCATTCCTTCCTGAGCTTGTTGCCAATCGTCACCAGGCCCTTTTCAGCAGTGCCGGGAAACGCTTCAATGGCAGAAAGCAGTTTTTCTGAAAAATCATCCAATCCTCTGACCTCAAAGTCACTTCCGCTCATTGTCCGTCCCCCTCACTTCTTCCATGCAGTACAGTTCCAGGGCTTCGTGGCGCATGTACGGGTCCACGATGGTGTCGATGTCGTACAGGTGATTCTGGTACTTCACCTTCATATCGTGAGTAACGCCCGGCCGCCAGCGGATGGTTATCTTGCTGTACTCCGTGTCCGCCTTGCGTTCCATCTCATAGAACACTTTTCCCCGGGCGGGCTCGATGGATGCCCAGCAGCGGTACACCACGACGTCGGTCTGGGTGTCGAAGCCGAATGCATCCGTTGCCGCCTGCTTCCCCAGGATTTCAATCCGTTTGTTCAAAAGCCCGGTCTTCATGGGCATCCCCCTTTCAAAAACAGCTCCGTCGCACCCCGAACAGCAGCCACCGCAGCCGCTTCAGCAGGCCGGAATAATCGGCTTCTTCCCGATGCTCGTACAAAAAGGCAGCGGCATAGAGGATGGCTTCATGGAACACGACGGGATTCTCTTCGGCATCCGCTTCCTCGCAGCGGGCCAGGTCCAGGCACAAGGCCTGGGCCGTTTCCAGGGAAGACAGGATGACGTCATCGTTGGACGTATCATCCTCATCGATCCGCAGATATTCCCTGGCTTCTTCCAGGCTGACCAGCATGGCTTATCCCTTCGCCTTCATCTCCAGGGCCTTGACCGCTTCCTTCAGCATCAGCATGCCATCGACGCGCTGGCTGGCGAGGAAGCCAATCTGGCCGTTGGCGGCATACAGTTCGTTGAGACGCTTGAAGGAGCGGGATTCCCTATCGGCAATCCAGTAGTAGCTGAAATCGCCGAAGAGCATGGGACGGTTGCCGGCCGCCAGTTCCGGGGCAAAGGAGGTGCAGTAGCAGGGACGGTTCAGGATGGTATCCGGCGTCCCGGCCGTGACGGACGGCTGCCAGATGTAGTTGCCGTTGTTATCTTTGATTTTGCGCAGGGCCTTGATCGTAGCATCGTTCAGGAGCCATACGGCCTTGCGGCGGTACGGGATGCGCAGGGAGTGATACAGGTCGATGACATCATCAAAGGTGATGGATGCGCCATTGGCCGTCACGCCCAGTTCCGCGGACGGGAACACGCCAGTCGGCTTGTTCTTCCCGTCGCCGGTGAGGAAGGATTCTTCTTCCTTCGTGCCGATACGGCGGGCGAATTCGCCGGCGATATAGCTTTCCAGGTCGAAGACGCTGTCATTCAGGAGTTCTTCCGACACACGGATAGCCGTCCCCAGCTTGTACGCCCCGATGGACTGCTGGCCGAAGGTATCCTGGCTGTCCGGATAAAGGCCGTTCTCTTCCATCCAGGATGCTTCGCCATGTCCCGTCACGACGGGAATCTTGCGGTCACCGCTGGTATGGATGACCGTCGCCAGGCTGCGGAAGAAGTTCTCTTCCTGGAGCTTGTCGATGAGCTGATGCTCGAATTCATCCGGCACCAGGTAGCCGCCATCGGCATCTGTGCCCACGCTCAGTGCGTTCTGTACATCGATGAAGTTTTTATGGCGGATGCTGTCCCAGAAGGCTTTTCGGTAAGCCAGAGATGCACGGCCTTTCTTTTCCGGGGCCTGGTTCCCAGCACCGGGCTGTTCCGTGATGGGAGAAGATGTCGGCTGGGCCAGCTGGGCATCGAGCTGCTGCTGGCGTTCCAGGCGGTCGATTTCCTTGCCCAGATTCACCACATCCGCTTCCATCTTGTCATACCGGGATGCATCTTCTGCCGATACCATGCCGTTCTCATCGCGGGCTGTATCCAGGAAGGCTTTCGCCACATCCCAGAGGTTCTTGCGCTTCTCGCGCAGTGCTAAAATCGTATCCATTGTATTTGTCCTCCTGTCAATGAATGAGCAATGCCAACCGTTTCTCCAAGGAAGCGGCTGGCACTTTCTGCAAGGGTTTCTTTGGTTTCAGTTTCTGTACAAAGGAATTCGTCACCGTGACCGGGCTGTACAGCATGGCTTCCGGCTGCTGTTCTCCGTCTTCCTGGTCAAAAAGGATTTCATCGGCAAAGCCAAGTTCCACGGCCTTCCGGGCATTGAGCCAGGTCTCGTCATCCATCATGTGCGAAATCTTCGTGCGAGCCAGACCGCTCTTGATTTCATAGGCATTGATGATGCTCTCCTTGACTTCGCTCAGCATGCCGATGGTCTTTTCCATCTCGGCTTTATCCCCATAAGCCAGGGTCGCCGGATTGTGGATCATCAGGATAGCCACCGGCGACATGCAGACCTTCGTCCCGGCCATGGCAATGACGGAGGCAGCCGAAGCCGCCAGGCCGTCGATCTTGACGGTAACGTTCCCGGGATAATCCATGAGCATGTTATAGATCTGGGCAGCGGCAAAACAGTCACCGCCCGGACTGTTGATCCAGAGGGTGATGTTGCCGCTGCCCGCATCCAGTTCTTCCTTGAACGCCTTCGGGGTCACTTCATCGCCCCACCAGGTCTCGTCCGAAATCTGGCCGTCCAGGTACAGTGTCCGTTCACTACCGAAGGCATCGGGGACCGCATTGGTCACCCACTTCCAAAATTTATGTTTCATTCGTTTCTCCCTTCTGGGCAAAGGCCCCGGCATCCTTGAGCTTGGTCATGCTGCCGTTCACCAGGTACAGATTGCCGCCTTCCTCATCGGGTACGGGATTCATGTCTTCCATCTCCCGGATATCGTTGGCGGACAGCCAGCCGTTCTGCCGGCCGATGCTGTACCCGGTCATGCGGCTCTCGTAATCGCCGCGCATGAGGCCGTTCACGTTGAACTTCAGGAAATACTGCTTCTTCTCTTCCGGCAGGAACAGGGCTTTCTGCATGGCCTGCTCCCAGCGGATGACCCATGGGTCCAGAGTGTATTTCACAAATTCCATGGACTGCTGCTCGATGTTGTTGAAGGAACTTTTCTCCAGGTCGCCGATCATATGCGGCGGGATGCGGTAAAGCCGGGCAATCTCATCGAGCTGGAACTTCCGCGTCTCCAGGAACTGTGCTTCTTCCGGCGGGATGCCAATCTGCTGGTACTTCATGCCTTCTTCCAGCACAGCTACCTTGTGGGCATTGCCCGTCCCCCGGTAGACGGCATTCCACGAATCCCGGACTTTGGCCGGGTCCTTCAGAACGCCTGGATGTTCCAGCACCCCGCTGGGACTGGCCCCGTTGGCAAAGAATGACGCCCCGTATTCCTCGCAGGCCATGGTCATGCCCACGGTGTTGCGGGCCATGGCAATCGGCGAATAGCCGACCAGGCCGTCAAAGCCAAGGCCGGGGACATGCAACACTTCTTCCTTCTGGAGTGCCACCTGCCCATACGGCTTGATGTTCGGATTCTCATCACTCGTCTTGGTGTACAGATAGAAAATCTTTCCCCGATCATCCCGACAGACGGTCATCTTGTCCGGTCGAAGCGGATAGAGTCCCTGCACCCGTCCCAGGCGGTCGCGGATGATCTGGGCGTAGGCATTGCCCCAGATGAGCAGATGGCTCATGAGCGTTTCCCGGAAGATGAACGATGTCATCTCCGGGTTCGGCTCATCATGGAGCAGATGGTACAGCGGATGGTCATAGACCCGCTCCTTGCCGCCCGGTGTGTAACGGTACAGCTGGAGCGGCAGGGCTGCCAGGGTTTCCGCCAGGATGCGGACGCAGGCATACACTGCGGTCGTCTGCATGGCCGTGAACTCGTTCACCATCTTGCCGCTGGTGGAAGGGCCGAACAGATAACGGAAATCCGTGCTGATGTAATAGTTCTGAGGCTTGTCCCGAGTACGGAACAGGCTGGATAAAAATGGGATATGCATGAAAACCTCCTGAAAAGGGATACTTAACCTAGTAATTGATAGTTTACAAACACGTTTTATTATTGGTAAACTATTTTCATAATAGTAAATCTCAGAAAGGAAATGAGCACTCATGGGCAGAATAACTATTGAAAAAAATACGGTGCAAGAAACATTAATCATTCCCCTCTATGCCAGGAAACTTGGCAATGAACTCTTCCCTCACATTCTCCTAGACCCTTATGCGGATGACGTAATCAGACATCTGAATTACGATTTTTCTACGCTTGATAAAAAGAAAGGTTCTTTTGTTTGGAAGTTTGGTGCCTTAGAAGGTATTCTTCGAAGCAAAGCTATTCTTTATGAGATGCAAGACTATCTATCTTCCCATCCAGATGCGGCTGTCGTGAATATGGGATGCGGATTAGATCAGACCCCTCGCTTAGGAGATAACGGAAGAATGAATCTATACAATATCGACAGGAAAGACATTATTTCCATACGAAATTCGCTTCTTCCCCCTATTGGCCGAGAAATCAATATCGCGGCTGATTTAAATGATGATACTTGGACTCAATACATTGATGTATTTCAAGGAGTTTTCCTGTTTGCAGCCGGAGTGTTTATGTATCTCAGAGAAAAAGAGGTACATCAACTTATTCTGAGGCTAAAGGGTGCCTTTCCCCACGGTTGCCTCGTATTTGATACTATCGGCAGCTTCGGTATAAAGGTACTGATGAAGAGAACATTGAAAACAATGGGAATACATGGCATAAAGGGAATGTTCTACTGCAATAACCCACTTCATGACCTAAGATTGGACGATGACATTAAGGTATCTGTACGAAAATACCTGACAGGCTATGTAGACCTGAAAAAGGAAGGCATCTCTCCACTTTTAAGGGGAATGGCGTATCTTTTCGATTGGGTGTTCAGAATGAACATCTGCCAAATTACCTGGTAATAAAAATCAAAAAGCAATAACACCCCGTTCGTCATAGACACTGCCGCTGCCTATTCCGTTGCGGATGCAGCGGTCCAGTGCCATGATGGACGCCACAATTCCATCGATTTTTTCGACGGATTTTTTTTTGTCCGGCTTGATGTTCCCCGCCGGATCCTGCCGCATGACGACGTTGCCCGCCATCCATTTGAGGACGGGATTGCCGCCATGGAGGATGTTCCCTTCCATCAAGAGCTTGAACAGCTCCTTCGACGGTGGCGACATATCCTTGAATCCCTGGCCGAAAGGCACCATGGTAAAGCCCATGTCTTCCAGGTTCTGCACCATCTGGGTGGCGTTCCACCTGTCGTAAGCGATTTCCCGGATATTATAGGTTTCTCCTAAACGTTCGATGAACTTCTCGATGAAACCATAATGGATGACGTTCCCTTCCGTTGTCCGGATGAAGCCCTGCTTCTGCCAGACGTCGTATAGGACATGGTCCCGGCGGCACCGCAGTTCCAGCGTGTCTTCCGGCAGCCAGAAGAAAGGAAGCAGGATGTATTTCTCGTCATCGCTCCGTGGCGGGAAAGCCAGAACCAGGGCCGTGATATCCGACGTACTGGACAAGTCCAGCCCGCCGTAGCACATCCGCCCCCGCAGGGAATCCAGGTCAATGGGAAGGCTCCCCTTGTCATAGACCTGTTCCGGTATCCAGCGGATGCTGGCCGAAGTCCAGATATTGAGCCGGAGCTGCTTGAAGACATTCTCTTCCGCCGGATTTTCGACGGCATTCCGATACGCTTCCCGGACGCGGTCGATTTGTATGGTATGGCCCAGGGACGGGTTCGCCTTGTACCAGTTCACTTCGTCCGTCCAGTCTTCCTCATGTTCCAGGCCATAGACCACGGGGTAAAAGGTGGCATCCTTCTTCCGGCCCGCCATCAGGTCCAGGGCCTTGGTATGCAGTTCGTAACAGATGCTGTTCTTGTCATTGCCCGCCGTGGTGATGATGAAAAAGAGCGGCTGCTCCCTTGCATCACCAGAGCCTTTGGTCAGGACATCATAAAGCTTCCGGTTCGGCTGGGCGTGGATTTCATCAAAGACCAGGCCGGACACATTGAGTCCGTGCTTGGTTCCTGTTTCCGCTGACAATACCTGATAGAACCCGGCATTGCGGTAGTTGATGATCCGCTTCCCGGCCGACCGTATCTTGGAACGGCGCATCAGGGCCGGACTCATCTCGACCATCTGCCGTGCCACATCAAAGACGATGGATGCCTGATTGCGGTCACAGGCCGCACCATACACTTCGGCACTCGGTTCATTATCGGCATAAAGAAGATACAGGGCGATGGCTGCAGCCAGCTCGCTTTTCCCGTTCTTCTTTGGAATCTCTATATAGGCCGTCAGGAACTGCCGCTTCCCGTTTTTCTTGACGATGCCGAACAGGTCACGCACAATCTGTTCCTGCCAGGGCAATAAGAGGAAAGGCTTCCCGGCCCATTTTCCTTTGGTATGACAGAGATGCTCGATGAAAGCGACGGCACGGTCAGCCTTTTCTTCATCATAACGGGAATCCGGCAGCATGAATTCTGACGGCTTATATACAAACGCCAAACTTGTCACCCCCTTAGCAGCAGTTCCATTTCATCCGTTTTTTTTCCGACCCCGTTTTCTTCCCCGACCATGCGGCTCCGGGCAGACGGGGTCAGGCCGAACTGCTCGCAGAATTTCAGCATGATCTTGAGGTTCGTCTGGGCGATGGACACCTGCGGCACCTGCTGCAGGTAGCCGTTCGGCGTCCGCACCATATCGCCGTGCTGGGTGATGAATTCTTCGGCCCCTTTCCATCGGGCGTACGCCTGACAGTATCCAGCGAAGGCCATCATGTCCAGATGGGTCAGCATCCCCATCTCAGCGAGGACTTTCCCCAGCCGCTTCCATTCTTTCTTGGCATCATCCTCCAGCCAGTCCGGGCAGCGAGGGAGCCGTCCCTTTGGCAGGGGTTCCTTCTTATTGAGGGGACGATGGCCGGGATTGCCTTCCAGCACCTTGAGCGCCGTCGGCTTCGGTTTTCTTCCTCGTACAGCCAATGGCGCTCACCTCCCAATAAAAAAGCCCTTGCGGGCTGTACGGCAGAGGGGACCGCATCTGCGTTCCCCTCTGATTCTCTTTTTTAATTCTTCATGACCCATTCGATAGCGTGGCCATTATCTTCGAACAGTTCGACGCTGACTGCCTATCCGATATTTATGCATCTTATTCGATGACTTCCCATTCATCAGCTCCAGGTATCAGCCCGAGACTGCTGCCCGTATCCCACTGTACATGGATGGTTCCGGCATCATCGACGAACTGGACGGTGCCTTCAGTTCCCCTGGGCGGGGCCTGCCTGTCATCCATGGCGATAAGCCGCACCCGCGTCCCTTCCATCCGTTCCCGGCTGTGCCGCAGACCGTCCCGCAGGACGGACAGGTCGAAACCGAATTTGCGGTAATCCCGCTCCATGTTCTGGTAGTACCAGTCTTCCGGGATGCCGAACCGGCGGTCTTCGTGCATGATATACACCAGGCCGTGGATTGTGCCGCTGTCTGTTTCAACGGGGACGGTTTTCTTGTAATAGAACCGCGGGAAGCCTTCATAGGCATCGAGCCGCCGTTCATCCGCCGAAGAAATGCGCCAGAAAACAACCGGCACGAAGGCGTCTGCCTTCTTCTCGATCGTGGCGTAACATCCTGTCAGGGAACCTTTGAAGAGAAGTTCATAGCCCCGGATCCGGCCCGTTCCTGCAAGAACGGCATCAGGACACCGTCTTGCCATCTGTACTTCACTCATGTTGCTGCCATAGGCAATGTAGATTCTTTGTTTCATCGCTCTCATCCTTTCTGAAGGGAATGCCCTTCTACCACCCCAAGGGCAGCCGAAGCTGCCCGGAAGGCTATCCCCTTCAAGCGGCGGCATTGCGCCATGCGGAATTGCCTGTGAGGTGTTTGAGGAAGTGGAGCCGGCAGGTCTTGAATTCGTCGCCTATGAGCCCGAGGCGGAGCATCCAGCACCGGAAAGCGTATTTCTCATTATCCGTTTCAGTCTTCCGGGCCGAGGCCTTCTTCTGCGTGAGGGCCTGATGGGCGACGGCTAGGCAGAACTGGATGTATGCCTTGATTTCCCCGGAGTGGAGCGTCCCGTTAAAAAGCCGGAACTCGACGGTCCCTTTGGTGAAGGTGGCATGCAGGTTCAGCCCGTGGTAGCGGGTGCTGTTGTAATGATGGTTCCGTCCGTAAGGTGCTTCCTGATACCAGAGGTCGGCGATGCCTTCCAGCGTATCCGGCTTTCTCCGATTGATGTCCTTCAGGAAGGTCGTGTTTGTCTTCCGGCAGTACCGGCTTTCCCGCGAAGGATTGATCTGGAGGGCGCGGTAAATCATGTCTTCCTTGCTCGCCATGATGTTCACCAGGTTCCGCAGGGTCTTTGCCGTGAACCGTTCGGCCCCGACATGGATGTGGATGCCGCAGGACTTGTTGGCAAAGGCCCCGGCCTTGCGGAGCGTCCGCACCAGCTCCTGCAGCTTCGTGATGTCTTCGTAGGAAAGAATGGGGCTGACCACTTCCGTGCGGTAGAAGCTGGAAGCATCCGTAATGTTTCCGTTCACCTTCTTCTGGGGAACCAGACTGGAATCGTTCATGGCTTTCCATTTCCGTCCCTGTTCATCCCTTGCGGTGTAGGTATCGTAGGCTCCGCCTTCGTGCCGGCTTTCCGTCCCGAAGAAGCTGGCCATGAGGCTGGCGGCCCGGCTTCTCGTGATCCCGGTCATTTCCATTTCGATGCCAAAGTGCAATGTTTTCATAATCATCTCTGTCCTTTTTATGTGTGCGTGTGTTCTTTCGGTACACTATATATCACTCTAAAGGCACACAATAGCAAGTTATTTTGAGAATAATTATGAATTAAATTGAAGGTTTATAGGTTCTGATGCCGGCGTTCCTTCTGCTTTCTGGCATGGGCCATGGCCTCTTCTTCCGTGCGGAAAGCACTCCATCCGTTCAGGTCTTTCAGCAGGGCCATGCGCGATTCGTGGCTGGCCCTGGTTCCCATGCCGATGCGCAGGAGCCACATCCGCAGGTAGTACTTCTCGTTTTCCGGCTTCCGTGTGGCAGGCTGGACCCGTTTCGCCTTTTTCGCCGCACTGACAATGAAAGCCGCCAGTTCAATCAGGGCGCGGTTCTTTACGGCATTGCCGGTCGCGGAGAAGTAGAATGTCACCGTGTCTGCGGCAATCAGGAACCCCCGCCCTTCTTTTCCGTAGTTCTGATAGATGGCAAAGAAGGATGTCCTGTCCGTACTGGGTTCTTCTTTCAGGTCTTCCACCAGCCTGTCCGGCACATGGATGTTTTCATGTCCTGCGGCCCGGTTGAGCAGGTACTGCTGAGCATGGAGCATGAAGACCAGGTTGCGGAGCTGCGCCCCATCCATGCCATCATTGGGAACCTTGATTTCCATCTTGTCCGGCTCCGTCTGCGGCAGTGCTTCCGATTCTGGCGTTTCATCCTGCTGTGTCGGTTCTTGCGTTACTTCGGTTTCTGTTCCTTCTTCCGGTTTCGGCTGCGGAAGGATTCCTGCTTCCTGCAGGAAATCCGTGATGGCGGCTTCTGTCTTTTCATCATCGCATTCGATATCGCCGCTGCGAAGGATGCGGAATCCCTGCCCTTCGTAGGCAAAGGCCGGGGTCCCGGTGTAATGAAGCTTTTCGTTACGGTTGAAGGGAATCATCCTTCTGGCCAGTTCCTTGCGGTCATTCAGGTTCGTCTGGATTGTCATGGTCTATGTACCTCCTTGTTTTGCTAGTACATATATCACTCTGAACGCCGATAATAGCAAGTTATTTCTGCACTTTATCATAAGGAATTTTCTCATTTTTACGCAGTACAAACACGCCTTCATCCCCGCACTCGCTGATATACCGCTTCACGATGACATCGACGAACTTCTCGTCCAGCTCAATGCCATAACAGATGCGGTCCGTCTGCTGGCAGGCCATGAGCGTGGAACCGGATCCGAGGAACGGGTCCAGGACGATGCAGTGGCTCATGGACGAATTCTCTATGGGGTAGGCCATAAGAACCACAGGCTTCATGGTCGGATGTTCCTTGCTGGCTTTCGGACGGTCATATTCCCAGATGGTCGTCTGCTTGCGGTCGGAATACCACTGGTGCTTCCCGTTCAGCTTCCAGCCGAACAGGCACGGCTCGTGCTGCCACTGGTACGGGCTGCGGCCCAGGACCAGGGCGTTCTTCTTCCAGATGCAGCAGCCGGACAGGTAGAAGCCTGCGTCCTTGAAGGCCTTGCGGAAGTTCAGCCCCTGCGTATCGGCGTGGAACACATAGATGGATGCATCCCGTTCCATGTTCTGCTCCATGTTGACGAAGGCGCTGAACAGGAACTGGTAGAATTTATCGTCCGGCATATTGTCGTTCTTGATTTTTCCGGCCGTTTCTTCCACATCCACATTGTACGGAGGATCCGTCAGCACCAGGTTGGCTTTCTTGCCGTCCATCAATCGTATATAGGTTTCCGGCAGCGTGGCATCGCCGCAGATGACGCGGTGCTCCCCCAGGAGCCAGATATCCCCTACCTTGGCCATAGCCGGCTGTTCCAGTTCTCCGTCCACATCGAAGTCATCTTCTCTCACCTTCTTGTTGTGGACTTTGGAAAAGAGCTGCTCCACTTCTGGTGCCTCGAAACCCGTCAAGTCTACATTGAAATCGACGCTCTGCAAATCCACGATGAGGTCGGCCAGGAGCTGTTCGTTCCAGGTGCCGGTGATTTTATTGAGCGCGATATTGAGGGCCTTGACCTTGTGTTCGTCCTCGATATGGACAACCACGCACTGGACTTCTTCATAACCCAGTTCTTTCAGCACTGTCAGGCGCTGATGCCCGCCGATGACGGTCATGTCGTAGTTGACAATGACGGGTTCCACATAGCCGAACTCCTGGATGGAGTTCTTGATCTTCTCATATTCCTTGTCACCGGGTTTCAGCTGCTTCCTGGGGTTATATGCCGCAGGCTTCAGCTGGCCGATGGGCAGGACTTTCCATTCCATATCCGATGTCTTCATACACTGTTTCCTTTCTGGATGCCGCGGCGATGGCGGCTCCGTATCCGTTCAGATGATGCCAGCGGCAATAATTCCGCACGCTGTCCCGTGACAGCTTCGTTTCCCGGGCGATAGCCTTGTACCCCATCCCCTGTCTCCGCATGGTTTCAATCTGCCTGCGCTGGCAGTCATTCATGAAAGCTCCCTTCTTCCTGGCAATAAAAAAGCCCCGGGCCAGAAGCCTGGAGCTGCCTGATATTCGGTTGAAGACCGTCCTTATATCCCCCCTTATGAATTTCGCGGTTTTTCCCATTTGAGGGGGCGGCGGTCATGGCTAGAAGGGTTGCAGAGATTAACATCCCCCCGGCCCTGCCTGGATTTTCAGTATCTGTACTCGATATCCCGGTCTTCCGTCATCGTCTTATGGTCATGACATCTCTTGCACAAAGGCTGCCAGTTCTTTTCATCCCAGAACAACTCCGGGTCGCCGCGATGGGGCTTGATATGATCCACGACAGTTGCCGGGACGAGCCGTCCTTTCTCTTTGCAGCGGACACACCAGGGGTGACGCTTCAGGAAGAACTTCCTGGCTTTCTGCCACTCTCTCCCGTAGCCACGCAGCACCGCGTTCTTCCGTTCGCCCTGGCATTGCTGTTCATGTTCGTCACAATATTTTCTCCCATACGGCACCAACCTTGGGCATCCCGGATACTTGCACGGTGTCTGCGGTCTTCTTGGCATTCTCATCATCTCCGGCATCAAAAAAGGACCGATGGCTTCAAGCCTCGGCCCTTATCTTTTTCTTGCTGATTATAGTATATCTTACAGAAGCCAGTGACATCAAGTGCTGTTTGGGTGACATTCAGTGACATTTGCCAAGAATTTCAATGTGTTTCAGGGCCTCGTCATGCAGGCGGTACACCTGGCGAATGTGGAGCCCGATAGCATCGGCGATGGACGCCCAGTCCTTGAAGGCCAGATAGCGGAGCTCCAAGACAACCCGTTCCCGGTCATCCGGCACCCGGCTGATAGCCTTCATAATGTCTGCCTTGAGTTCCACCAGACGGTCGATGTCCTCATCCACTTCATGCTCCATATCCATCATGCGGGTGATGGTCTTTTCCAGCCGGTGCGGGTCTGGCGTCCCGCTCGGCGGCACCGGGCTGAGTGTCGATGACGCCTTGATAGCCAGCTGCCGCAAGGCGGATACCTGTTCCAGCTTGCTGTTTATCTGGATATTGATATTCCGTGCCTGTTCCAGGTACGCTTTTGCTTCCATACGCTTTTCTTCTCCTTCTGTTTCCCGCTTCATAGTATACCCCCATTTTCGGAATCCGTCATTCCCAGGTCAGCCTTCACAGCATCAATCAGTGCGGCCTGGGTTCCGTCTTTGTGTTCCAATGCTTTCAGGATGCGCTCGTCAATCGTGCCTTTCGCTATGATGTGCTGCACGATGACCGTGCGGCTCTGCTGTCCCTGTCTCCAGAGCCGGGCGTTGGTTTGTTGGTACAGTTCAAGGCTCCAGGTCAGGCCGAACCAGATCAGGATGGAGCCGCCTTGCTGCAGATTCAGCCCGTGTCCGGCAGAGGCCGGATGAATCAGGGCCACGGGAATCTTCCCGGCGTTCCAGTCGGCAAAGTCCTGCGGCTCTTTCAGTTCCCGTGCCTGCATCCGTTTCTGGATGCGGTCCTTGTCGTGCTTAAACCAGTATGACACGAGGACGGGTCTGCCGTTCGCGCTTTCCACTAAATCTTCCAAAGCATCCAGTTTCCGGTCATGGATGCTTACAACGCTTTTTTCATCCGTGTAGATGGCCCCGTTCGCCATCTGGGACAGCTTCATCGTAAGGGACGCGGCATTGGCGGCTGTGACCTCGCCGTCCGGAAGGTCCAGCACCAGGGATTTCTTCAACTCATCGTAACGCTTTTGTTCCTTTTCGCTCAGGCTGACTTCTTTCGTGACGCTCACCAGCTCCGGCATCTCCAGATAGTCTGTTGCTTTCATGGACACGGTGATGTCGGCAATCTGGTGAAAGATGGCTTCTTCCGCACCCGGCAGAGGCTTGTAGGAAAACACCACCATGCCGTTGCGCTTGTCCGGCGCAAAGTACAGGTTCCGGTATTGGCTGATATATCTTCCCAGCCGCTTTCCCATATCCAGGATGCGGAACTCGGCCCAGAGGTCCATCAAGCCATTGCCGCTGGGCGTTCCCGTAAGGCCGACGATGCGCTTCACTCCTGGGCGCAAGGCCTTCATGGCCCGGAACCGCTTCGACTGGTGGTTCTTGAAACTCGACAGCTCGTCCAGGACGACCATATCGAAATCAAGGCGGCTGTTCTCATAGAGCCAAACCAGGTTCTCGCGGTTCACAATATAGATATCCGCATCCTGCTGCAAGGCTCTTCTCCGTTCTGGCACGCTGCCGACCACGACGGAACAGGCAAGACATTTCAGGTGGTCCCACTTCTTGATTTCATCCGGCCAGGTGTCTCTCGCCACCCGCAGCGGAGCGACAACCAGCACCCGCTGTACTTCAAAGGTGTCATACATCAGGTCCCGGATGGCCGTCAGCGTTGTCACCGTCTTGCCAAGGCCCATGTCCAGGAACAGGGCCGTGACGGGGTGGGACTTGATATATTCAATGGCGTATTTCTGATATTCATGCGGCATGAACTTCATGCACCTCCGCCTCCTTTCCCATCGGGCGTGTGAGCGATGGCCTTCAGGATAACAGGGATGTCCTCCATGTCATCCAGAACGAAGACCTGGCAGCCCAGTCTCCGCAACATGGCATGCCGCTTCAGCTGCAGCGGCCTCGGCTTCTGCCCCGGCGCTTTCACTTCCACGAAGCCCATCTTCCCATCACCCAATAGGACCAACCGGTCCGGCATACCGGAAAACGATGGCGAAACAAGCTTCACTGCCATACCGCCTGCCTTCCTGGTTTTCATCACCAGATGATGTTCTATCTCTTTTTCCCGCATCGGTATCACCTCTTTTTTACTGGGGTGCAGGTCGTTGAAGGTCGTTCCGCAAACTTTCCTTAAAGGCATTTTTTCTATTTTTCAGCCCTAAAGGGAGTTTATGGATAGACCTGCACCGACCTGCACCCTTCCCTTCTCTCACAGGAAATCTGTGACTTTCAGTTTCAGTCCGTAAATGAAATATCCGGCTTTCCGCTTGCGCCTGTCGAACCCGGCTTTCTCCAGTGCCCCATAAAAATCCGTCGTGCTGCGGGTATATTCGTTCATCTGCTGGCAGTACAAGCGGTAGGCCGTATAAAGCGCCCCGGACTTTTCCTGGCATGATGGATCCACATCGCAGCAGTCTTCCAGAAAATGACGGAGCCAGTCATTCTGTCCGCGGTATTCCTGGATAGCATCCTGCACACATTTCGGCATGGTCAGATGGTACTCGCTGGCAATGACCTTCTCCGCCCCTTCGATGATCCAGCGCAGGATAGCAGGACCGGCTGCTTCCACCAGATAATCCGCATAGTTCTTGATTTCGCCATGGCCTTCAAACTGTGCCTTGAAGGGGATGACGATAAGCCGGCGCCAGGTCCCTTCATCACTGGCTCCGACGCGGGGCAGATGGTTGGTATACAGGACCAGCGTATGGGTCGGCACAAAGGTAAACGGCGTCTTGTATTTCTTTTCGCCGCCGACTTCATCTGTCGAGCAGAGCTGCTTCAGGACGGAAGTGGAAAGCCGGACACCTTCTTCCATCTCGGCCGCGATGACCATGCGCTTGCCCTTGAGTTCCGCCATTTCCGGCTTGATGTTCCGCTTGCAGTTCGCCGTCAGGGCATCGGCAGAGATGCCGCCGCAATAGCTTCCCAGCACCCGGGCAATGGAGTTCCAGTACGTAGACTTCCCGTTCCGTCCATCGCCATAGGCGATGACCAGGGCTTCCACATACACTTTGCCAATGGCCATGAGTCCGCAGATTTCCTGGGCGTAATCAATCAGCTCCTGGTCGCCCGTGAAGAACTCGCCCAGGGCCTGCTGCCAGACCGCTTCCCCTTCCTCTCCTGGATCGACAGCGGTACATTTGGTAATATAATCTTCCGGACGGTGATTCCGCCTGCCCGCCATCCCCTGCCGCAGGTCGTACGTAAACGAAGGCGTGTTGAGCAGGAACTCATCCGCATCCAGGGCCTGGATGGGAATGAGCAGCATCGGCTTCAGGGCCTGCAGGGCCGAAATGATGTAGCGCATATCCCGCCGCTTCATGACAAAGGCATAATATGCCAAAGCCGCCTGGTAGGACTGGAAGGCTTTCTGCTGACTGCCTTCGATGACTTTTTCCAGCATCCGGCCACCCTTATCGATGAGTTCTGCTGCAACGCCCATTTCCTGCAGTGCCTTCCTGCCAGCTTCCATCTGGTCTCTGGCATCTGCCAGCTGCAGTTCCAGGAATTCTTCTGCTGCGCCGATGGCTTCCTGATGGGATTCAGCCCAATAGATACCGTTGTACCGGAGGAAATCGGTACTTTCCGTATACCGCAGCTCATCGCCATATTCCCGCTTCAGCACTTTGGCCTGACCGATATCCGAGTAGTCTTCCGGCTTCAGGCTGCCCTGACGGGCAAAATCGTTATTGTACTGTTCCGGGCTGACGTACCCATCCTGCCTGGCAATCTTTTCACCAAAACGCACAGCGCTCTGCCAGATTTTATTGAGTTCTGCATCAGCAAGCGGAGGGTCGCATTTTTCGGCCTCTTCAAGGAAAATGGAGTAGGCCCGCTCTGTTGCTCCGTACCGTTTGATGACCCGGCCGGCAAAGCGGCTCATGGTATTATTGCGCTGTCCCTGGGGAATGCTGTGTATCCCGGCTTCCCGGGCCTTCAGCACCTGGTCGATTGTCATTTTCCCATTCTGCCACAGCACCTTCTCAGCCGGACAGCCGTAGATGAAACGGGCTGCATCAAGAGCCGCTTCGTCGAAAAAAGGATATGCGTGATAAACAGCCCGCTTCAGCTCCGTATAGCACGGTTCATCTGTAATCTCGGGAATCTCAAAATAGACGTGAAAGCGCGGCCTGGCACACTTCCCGTCTTTAGGCTTCATGTGATTCCGTGATGGGACGATAGCCATGGCAACCTCCGGCATCATGGCCAAGAATTTCTCCATGGTCTTCCATTCAGCAGGATTTTCCGTATGCGAATTATCGCAGTCCATGACTAGGACATCCGATGAGAGAAAATTCTCCCGTTTCCGGTAATCATTTTTGAATGCTACACAGACATGGTCAAACGCAACCGCAGCTTCAAGATCTTCGGCACAGCTGATTTTCCGTCGCTCTGGATAACGGCAATTGGCCTCTGCCCCCGTAACAGCAGCCGTATAAAGGGTAAATTCCATGATTCTTAAACCTCCTTGATATACCGGACGGGCTTCCTTTTGCGTCTGGCATACTCGATTTCTATCTGCATCCCGTCCGAGACGACATCGCCGAACACCCAGAGTTCCGCACACTTGGACAGAAGTGCGATATCCATGAAAAGGGCTAGGTCCCGCTCCGTCTTTTCATCCAGGAACTGGGGCAGATACAGATGCGGAGCCAGCGGAATGCCTCCCTGGTCTGTCACATAGCGGCAGTATTTCCTCGCTCTGGCTGTATTGGCATCCACATTCCCGGCATAGGGCGAGCAGACATACACCACGGGCCGGAACGGGAACCTTGGAGGTTCCGCATTCCGGATGGCCTGATAAGCCGTCGGGTCCGGGTAGTGTTCCGCATTACGCTTCGGATCCATCTCCATCGCGCACCTCCATCAGTTCCCGGGAGCAGTCTTCGCACAGGACGGCTGTACCGAACAGGTCGCCCTTCCCGTCGCCCAGGACTTCCTCCAGATTCACCAGCACTTCCCTGCCACAAACCGGGCAGCGGCAGAATACATTCTCATCGCTGATTTCAATCGTGACCTCCATGGCATCATGAATCGGTTCCTTTACGTAAAACATGCCTCATCCCTCCAGTTCCGTCTTGTAATAGGTCATGAGCATCTGTTTGCGCTGCTGGAAATCCGGGCAGGAATACAGCAGGCCGTAATCCAGGTGCTGCAGCCGGTCCAGCGCATGAATCTGCTGCGCGGTCAGATAAGGCCGGATGCTCTGCCCTTTTTCGATGCCGTTGGCCAGCCGGAACTGCTTGGCAGACATGCCGAGAACGATGCGGTTCAGCATGTCGCATTCGTTGCTGAAGTGGTACGGCTTCGGGCTTTCATGCAGGCGGCAGATCATATCCGTCAGCATCGGGAATTCCTGCCGGGCAGACAGGAGCGACCGGACACATTGTTCCATCTCGTTGAAACGCTGGATGTAGAGTTCCTTAAAGTGCATCGCCTTCGGGCCTGTGTAGCCCATGACCAGCATCGTGAAGCCATCACGGGTCAGCAGGTAACGCGGCAGTTTCCTTCCTCTGGCATCTTTGTAGGTACTGAGTATAAAATTGTCATGGATGAAATTTTCACTGAGCCCAGATCTGGGCTCAATGATTCTGGTGATATCCCGCAATACGTGACGATGGCCTTTCTCAAAAGTTGCAGCGACAAACAGGCTATCGACTCTGGCTACCCCTTTCTGGTCAGCAAACACACCGTAATCATCTTCAGGAATCAAATTCTTCATAGCGGATTCCACCTTTCGTTAAAATTTCCGAGGAACTCATCCTCTATCAGTAACAGGACAGAATCCGCTGCTTTAAGTACCTCCGTTTCAATCTTTTTGATAAAATTCACATTCGTATCCGTCTGCCCGGAGCAACAATCCTTCGGCCCAGGACGGTGTACGTCCCATCTGCTCGCAGATGGCATCGACACTGGCATCCCGGCTGCATTCGATGATCAGTTCATCATGGACATGGCCGACGATGGCACAGCACCGCAAGGTCTGCATGGCATAGCAGAGGATATCCCGGCTGATGCCCTGGACGATGTTTTCCACGAACTTCGGGCCGTAGCTCTCCAGCCGTTCCCACTTTTTCGTTGCGCCGATGCCTTCATAGGTGACGGATTCCCCGCCGAAGCGGTTCTCGCCTATCCGGGGCTTCACATAGGAAAGCCGCCGTCCGCTTGGAAGCTGGATGAACAGCATGCCGCTCTGGCAGAGGAAGCGGATGCAGCCGGCCCGCATGGGGATCTGTTCCTTGATGGCTGTCTTCACGGTGGCATCCACCTGCCACCAGAAATCGACGATATGCGGATTGGCCGACCGCCAGGACTGCACCAAAGGATACAGCTCGTTTTCCGTAAGTCCCATGTCCAGGGCGCCCATGGCCTTCAGCGCACCTGTAGAGCCGCCATAGCCAAGGGCCAGTTCTGCGATTTTCCCTTTCTGCCGGAGATGTCCATTGACGCCATGTTTTTCCACCGGAACGCCGAACATGGAGCTGGCCGAAGCACAGTAGATATCCCCATTCCTGGCAAAGACATCCGAACGCCATGTTTCTCCTGCCAGCCACGACAGCACCCTGGCTTCAATCGCCGAAAAGTCCGATACGACAAACTTCATCCCTTTCCGTGGCACAAAGGCCGTGCGAATCAGCTGGGAAAGGACATCGGGGATGGAATCATACAGGAGTTCCAGTGCTGCATAATTTCCCTGGCGTACCAGTTCCCGTGCTTCCGCCAAATCCGGCAGATGGTTCTGTGGAAGATTCTGCAGCTGGATATGCCGGCCGGCAAAACGCCCGGTCCGGTTGGCCCCATAGAACTGGAACATGCCCCTGGCCCGGCCATCCTCACAAGCCGTCATCTCCATGGCCTGGTATTTTTTGACCGAGGATTTGGCCAGTTTCTGCCGGAGCAGCAGTATGCTGCGAAGCGGTTCTTCTGCCGTCTTCAGCAGTTCCTGTACCTGCTTCTTGCCCAAGGAATCGGTCTTCATCCCATGCTGTTCCAGCCAGCTGATCATCTGAACAACGGAGTTCGGATTCTCCAGGCCCGTCTTTTCCTTCAGTACAGCCATCAGGCTGTCCCGGCTGCGGGCATCGATGGCGATAGCATTCTCAGCCAGTGTCCGGTCAATGGCGATGCCCCGGTCGTTGATTTCCTGGTCGAGATGATATTCATCCCATATCGGCTCCGGGACAGGATACTTTTTCAGTCGCTCCTGGATGGCCATTTCCACTTCCACATCCCGTTTGTTGTAGGACTTGAACAGTGTCCATTTATCTGGTGCATGCCGAGGAAGGTTCCTCGTCCTGCCACCATTCGACTTGGTTTCCTTGCAGGGAACACAGAAATAGCGAATCAGGTCTTTGCCTTCCTTCATCTTCTGGCTGTCCAGCTTCAGTACGGCCCCTGCGCCTTCCAGAGAAAGAGGCAGGCCCATATAGGCCGACCAGATCATGGAGCATTTCCATCCCGCCGGATTGAGGAACCTGGCACAGTCCCGGGAAAGCGGATGATGGTCATGGAACGGGTCCAGGCTCATCCCAAAATCATGCAGGTATCGCGACAGGCATACCCGTTCGAAGCTGGCATTGAACGCCCACTTGATGACGGTTTCATCGGTCAGGGCATCCAGGATAGCGTTCGGGATGCTCTCTCCCTGCGCCAGGTCAACGACCTGTACCTCACCACCGTCCACGGCATACCCAAAGAGAAGGATTTCAAAGGCTGGCGATTCTGCGTATTTGTACACGCCGCATTTGGCCAAGTTAACATCGCTGAACGTTTCAATATCGATACTGATGGTTTTCATACTCTTCACCTCGAAAAAACGGCGAGGCACAAGGCCCCGCCGCCGCTATTCACTACTACTTATTTCCGGAAGGATTCCATCTGCTTGCGATGATATTCTTCTTCCCGTTCTTCCCGGTGCCGGGCCATTTCTTCATCCCACTGGTCTTTTTTGATATCCGTATAAATCATGGCCACGAAGAACCCGCCGGCGCACAGTGCAACCAGGCAGTACAGGCCGTCCAGAATCAGTCTCATCATAGTTTCCATAATCGCGCCTCCTTATGCCAGGAAATCATCATCGTCAGCTGTAGCAAAATCATCTTCTGCACGGGGCTTGCCACCGAGGGGTTCGCCATCACGGATTTTCTGCAGATTGTTCAGTCCGCAAGCAATGCCTTTATTGCCGTTGCTGTTAAAGGCATAGAAGTTGATGGACGCACGGCCATAGACGCCGGAGTAGACTTCAGAGCGTTCCAGGATATGCTGGCAGTCGGCATCGACGATGCCCGGCTTGGTAGCCGAATTGGCATTGACGAAGAAGCTGTCTTTATACGCATCATCACCAGGGCGTTCCAAGTCGCCGTCACGGAGCGGGGTCTTGATAGCTTCG